GGTTGGCCGCCGCGGGAGATGGACGGCATGGGGCTCGTCGAGCTGATGGACTGGGAGGCCCGCGCCGAGGCGGTGCTGAAAGCAGGCGGCGGGCGTTAAAACTCGCCGAAGCGTTTGGCGGGCTTGACCTCGGGGCCGCCGAGGATGACCATGACGGTGCCGATGCCGAGCAGGCCAACGGCCGCAACGCCGACGCCCACCACCACGGCGAGCACCATGGAGGCCGGCGCAAAAAATTCCCCGGCCGACCAGGCGATAAGGAGAGTGGCGATGATCGCTAGCAGACGCATCCCGAGAGTATAGCCCATGGCATCCGATCTGAACGTATCGGTCATCGTCGGACTGGTGGATCGCCTGAGCGCGCCGCTGCGCGGACTGGCGCGCAATATCGAGCGCGCCGTTGCGATGACGGCCAACATGACCTTCGTCGGCGATGCCCTCTCGCGCACCGGGGCGCAACTCGTCGCCCCGCTGCAAGATGCCGTCGGATTGGCGATGCAGGTGCAATCCGGGCTGACCGAGGTCGGGATCGTCGCCGGCAAGACGGCCGCGCAGGTCGGGGCCATTCGCCCGCAGTTGCGGGCGCTGTCCGCGGAGTTCGGGCAATCGCAAGTCGCCCTGGTCGAGTCGCTCGGCGCGATGACCGCCAAAGGGCTGAGCTTCGACCAGTCGGCCGCGGCGCTGCCGGAGGCGGCCCGCGCCGCGGCCGCCCTCAAGGCCGAGCTTGCGGACGTGGAGAGCACGGCGTCCGCCGTCATCGCCCAGCTCGACATCGATCCGGCGCGCCTGTCGGACCCCTTCAATCGCATGGCCGCGGCGGCCAATGCGGGCGGGTTCGAGGTGCGCGACATGGCGCAGTATTTCCCCGAGCTCACCGCCAGCATGGCGAAGATCAGCCAAGGTGCCGACGCGGTCGGCACCCTCGCCGCGGCTCTTCAGGTGGTCCGCGCCGGGGCCGGGTCGGCCGGCCAAGCCGCCACCCAGATGGGCGACTTGCTGGAGAAGATGTTCGCCCCGTCGACCGTGGACGCACTGGCGAAGAAGTTCGATACCGACCTGCCGGCCGCCATGGCGCGATGGCGTGCCGAGGGCAAGGACGTGTTCGATGAATTCATCGGCTTGATTCGGCGAGTCACCGGCGGGGATGCGTTCAAGGTGGCCGAAATCTTCGGCGACATGGAAAGCCGCGCCGGCCTGATGTCGTTGATGACCAACTGGGAGCAATTCGAGGCCATCCGCCGCGAAGCCGCCGCGGCGCCGTCCGTCGATCTGATCGGCGGCATGTTCGCGCAACGCCTCGAAGACGACCCGGCCTTGCGACTCGCGCGCACGGCCCAAGCCGCGCAAGCCCTGCGCGAGCGCATCGGGACGGCTCTGCTGCCGGTGATCGAGCGGATCGTGCCGCGGATCGAGGCCCTGGTGACGGCCGTCGGGGGCTGGATCGATCGCAATCCAGAGCTGGCGGCGACGCTGGCCGGCGTGGTCGGCGTGCTCGGTGCGCTGCTGGTGATCGGCGGGGGCGTGACGATCGCGCTGGCGGGCATCGTCGGCGCCCTGGCCGTGCTGTCGTGGTCGCTCAAGGGGCTAGGGGTCGGGCGCCTGCTGCTCGCCCCCCTGCGCGCGCTGCCGACAGCGTTCGCCGTCGCCGCGGCGGCGCTTGCTCGGCTGGCCGCCGGCGTGCGCGGCATGGCACTCGCACTCGCGCTCACGCAGGGCGGATTGGCCAAGGTGCTGTTTGTCGTGCGGATGCTCGGCGCCGCGCTGCTGGCCAACCCGATCGGCCTGGCCGTGGCCGGGATTGCGGGCGCCGCGCTGCTGGTCGTGAAATATTGGGCGCCCATCAAGGCGTTCTTTTCCGGGCTCTGGTCGGGTCTCATCGCGGGCCTTGCCCCGATCTCCGGCGCGTTCTCCGGCGCTTTCAGCGGGGTGATGCCGATCATTCAACCCGTGCTCGACGGCCTGCATTGGGTGCGGGACACGCTCGTCGCGCTGCTCGGTCCGGTCGCCGACGCCGGCGGCGCGGCCGAGGCGATGGGTCGGCGCTGGGGGCAGGCGATCGCCGGCATGATCCTGAAGGTCGGGGAGCTGCTCTCCGGGCTTCTGGCGCTGCCGGGCAAGATGTTCCAAATCGGCTCGGACATCGTCCAGGGGCTGTGGAACGGCTGGCTCTCCAAGTGGGAGGGCTTCAAGGCGTGGGTCTCCGGGCTCGGCGACGTCATCCCGAGCTGGCTGAAGTCCCCGCTCAAGGTGCAGTCGCCATCGCGCGTGTTCGCGGACATCGGCGCCAATCTGGTCGCCGGTCTACAGGTCGGCATGACGCAGACCATCCCGGCACTGCTCAAAGACATGGGCGCGTTGGCCGGGAAGCTCGCCGCCGTGCCCCTGGTGGCCGCCCCGCTGGCGTTGGCCCCGGCACAGGCGACGGTGGAGCGCGTGCCCGTTGCGCCGGTCGCGACGCCCGCCAGAGCCGCCGTGGAGCGCGTACCGGTCGCCGCACGCGCGCAACCGGCCGAGCGCCTGCGCGCCCTGATGGCCGACGACCCCGAGTCCAAGGCACGCGACGAGCGCCGTCTGGGCTGGCTGCGCGACGCCCGCGCCCGCGTCGCCGAGCCGGCACCGCAACGCATCGCCGCCGCCGCGCAAGCCGCCCCGGCGCGCAAAGGGGCGGGTCGCGGGGAGGTCTCCATGCCGATCAGCGTCTCCATCACCGCGCCCTCCGGAGCGGATCCGCGCCAGCTTGCTGCCCTGGTGCGCGAGGAGGTCTCCAAGGCCGGGCGCGAGGTCGGCCGACGCCTGGCCGGCGCGCTCTACGATCAACCCGACGACATGTGACGGAGCCGCGCCATGCTTGAAGTCATGATGGCCCTGGGCTCCTACCGCTTCGGCCTCTCCACCGCGGCCTACCAGAGCCTCACCCGCTCGGCGGCCTGGCGTTGGCCGGCGCAGGACCGCCTCGGCGCCCACCCGGTGCGGCAATTCGTCGGCCCCGGGGAGCAGACCATCCAGCTCGACGGGGTTATCCACCCGCATTACAAGGGCCTCCTCGGTCTGCCCAACCTGCTCGCGCGCGTGCCCGCACTCACCAGCGCGCTCGGCACCATTGCCAGCGCCAACAGCGCGCTGACCCGGCTCGGCCTGAGCGTCCCCGGGCTGGGCGGGCGCTCCGGCTCCTGGCAGCTCGAGGCCATGCGCCGCGATGCCGACACCGGCAACCCGTTGCTGCTGGTCGACGGGCGCGGGCGCTTCTGGGGCTATTGGGTGATCGAGACCCTCGAGGAGACCGAGACCCGGCACCTTGCCGACGGCTCGGCCCTGTCGGTGGAGTTCTCCATCGGGCTGGGGTATTACGGCGAGGAGGCCCCCGAGGCGATCCGCGCGGATACCTCCGTCGTCGGCGCCATCCGCGGCATTCTGGGGATCTGAGCATGGCCGATACCGTCTACCGCACCCTCGACGGCGATGTCCTCGACTGGATCTGCTGGCGCTACTACGGGCGCCAAAGCGGGGCGGTGGAGGCCGTGCTCGCCGCCAACGTCGGGCTGGCCGAGCGCGGGCCGATCTACCCGGCCGGCGTGCGCGTGACCCTGCCGGACCTCGCCGAGCCGGTGCGTCAACCCACCCGGCTGTGGGACTGATCCATGCGCCCGATCTGGTCCCTCACGGCCGACGGCACCGACATCAGCGCGCGCCTCGGGGAGTTCCTGGTTGCGCTCTCGGTCACGGACAAGGCCGGCATCGACTCCGACGAGCTGACCTTGGAGATCGCCGACCCGCGCGGGGAGATCCCGTGGCCACGCCACGGCGCCACGCTCGCGGTGGCGCTGGGCTACACCCACACCGGTGCGGTCGCGATGGGCGAGTACACCGTCGACGAGGTGGAGCTCTCCAACCCGCCCCGGCGCTGGGCCATCCGCGCCCGCGCCGCGGAGCTGCGCGAGTCCGGCTTGAAGGTGCGACGCACCAAGAGCTGGGAAGCCTCCACGGTCGGGCAAATCGTCTCGGAGATCGCCGCAGCCAACGGGCTGATCGGGAAAACCGCGCCGACGCTCGCCTCCAAGCCGATCGCGCGCCTGGATCAGACCAACGAGTCGGATCTGTCCCTACTCACCCGGCTGTCGCGCCAATTCGACGCCATCGCCACCGTGAAGGTCGGCACCCTGTTGTTCACCCCGCGCGGCACCGGGCAGACCGTGAGCGGGCAAGCCCTGCCGGCCGTCACCCTGCGCCCCGAGGAGGTCACGGACTGGCGCGTGAGCCTTGCGGATCGCGACAGCTACACCGCCGTGGAGGCCCGCTGGTACGATCGCGATGCGGCCGAGGAGGTCGTGGAACGCGCCGGATCCGCAGGCAGCGGTGACTCAGGCGGCGGCCAAGAGGCCGGCGTCTACCGCCTGCGCAAGACCTACACCGATGCCGAGTCCGCCAAGACCGCCGCCGCCGCCAAGCTCGCCGCCCTCGCGCGCGGCACCGCGCAACTGAGCCTGCGCCTGCCCGGTCGCCCCGCGCTCGCCGCCGAGTCGCCCCTCGTCCTGAGCGGCTTCGGCGACGGGATCGACGGCACCTGGATCCTTGCCAGTGTGGAGCACCGGCTCGACGGCGGCGGTTATCAGACCTCTTGCGAGGGCGAGCGCGGCGACTAGCCCAAGGTAAGCCGCCCGCCGGCACGCTAGAGCGGCACGCCCAAGCAGAATGAGCGCGGCGGCTGGCGCGGGTCGGCTTGGGCGACGTGTTAGAGGGCGCCTGCGAGGACGCTTGACGATGGGGATCATGAACGAGCGCGCCATGATGCGAACCGCTCAACCAAGTTCACGCAGCACCTCGGGATGGCGCTCGGCGACCTTGAACAAGGTTCGCGCCGCGCCGCTCGGTTGGCGTCGCCCCTGCTCCCATTCCTGCAAGGTGCGCACCGACACGCCCAGCAGTTCGGCAAAGCGAGCCTGTGACAGCCCGGTGCGTTCGCGCGCGGCCAGGGCGGGCGAATACACCACTGTGCCTTGGCCTGCCTTCATCTGGCGGATGGACTCCAGAAGGTCTTCTCCCAGGTTGCGCCCCTCCTCGAAGGCGTCCAGTTCGTCATCGGTCATGGGAGTTTTGTTCGATGGCATGGCGAATCTCCAGCAATTGTTTGGCGGACAGATTTCCCCGTTCGGACTTCGCGTACAGCATCAGCAACACCAGCTCGCCTTCCGCCACCTTGGTGTAGTAGATCACCCGCACGCCGGACGACTTGCCCGAAGCGGCGCGGCTCCAACGCACCTTGCGCAAGCCTTCCGCGCCAGGAATCACGTCGCCCGTCAGCGGGTGAGCGGACAGGAACGCAGCAAAGTC